CCGATGATGTCGTGACGCTCCGGGCTCTTGACGCTCTTGCCCCTCAATACTGGGGCATCGAGCCGATGGACCGGCTGACGGCCCAGACGGCCGTACGAGTTACGGCTATCCTCGCCTGCCTGCGGTTCATCTCGCAGACAATCGCTTGTATGCCGGTGGAGATCTTTCACACTGGCGACCGCAAGAAAAAGCCAGCCATCGACATCCCGTGTTACCCGGTGCTGACCCGCCAGCCAAACGGCTGGCAGTCGACCTACTCGTGGATGGAACAGACTGTGTTCCACACCGGGCTGTACGGCAACGCCTACAGCAGGATCGTTCCGGGCGAGCGTGGTTTCTGCACGCAGCTGATCCCGCTCCATCCAAGCCGGATGATTACGCGGCGACTCTCCGACAACTCGCTCGAATACGTTTACCAAGACGCCTACGGCCGCCAAGAGATTTACGACCAGGGCGAGATCCTGCACTGTCGATGGTTGTCCGACAACGGCTACCTTGGGCAGATGCCAGCCGACCTATGCGGGACGTCAGTTTCCCTAGCAAGAAAGCTGGACATCGCGGCCTCTGCGTTCTGGGACAACAGCGCGCGGCCCGACACCGTTTTGGAGACGAGCGAGAAGATTCCAGAGGAGGGTATGCAGGCCCTCCGGGCCGGCTGGCGTGACGCTTACGGCGGCCCACGCAACCGCGGCAAGGTGGCCGTGCTGCCTAAGAGCGTGACGGCCAAGACGCTCGACGGCAACTCGCTGGAGAGTTCGCAGTACATGCAGCAACGCCAGGCGATCGTGGGCGAAATCGCCAGGATCTACGGCGTGCCGTCCACTCTGATTGGCGACACGTCGGCAATGAAATACTCAACGGTTGAGCAAGAATTCATCTCCGCTCAGGTCTTCTGCCTGCTGCCGTGGCAGCACCGGATCGAAAGCGCAATCGACATCGGCATCTTGAGCAACTACGGCCCGGACGTTTACTCAAAGCTCGACAACCGAGGGCTCCTGCGGGCGGACGCCACGGGCCGCGCTCACCTGTACCAGCAGATGTTCAACATGGGGGCGATCACGCCCAACGAGATCCGTGAGCTCGAAGATTTGCCCATCCTCGACGAGCCAGCCGCCGACCAGACGTTTTTGCAGCTGGGCTTCTCGACGCTCAAGGCCGCAGCCGCCCAAGGGATGCAGGCCCCGGCACCAGAGCTACTGCCGGCCCCTGCCCCAAACCAGCCAATGGACCTGCCAAGCGACGGACCAGCAAACCCACTTATGAGCGGAGCCGAAGATGTCATCGTCGGTTGAGCGTCGATTCCTGCTGATGGGCGACATGCCAAAGAAGCTGGCGTTTGTGAAGACGCGCGGCGCCGGCGGCGGCATGAAGTTCAAGGGCTACGCCGCCCGCTACTCCTCACAGTCGAACGACTTGGGGGGCTTCCGAGAGGTGCTGGCCCCCGGAGCGTTCGACAAGGTGCTCTCGCGGCGATCGAAGCCCGACGTGGTGCTGACCTACAACCACAACCCCGACCTGCTGCTGGCCCGGACCTCGAGCGGGACGCTGACGCTGGCCAGCGACGAGAAGGGCCTCCGGTTCTCGGCCGACGCTCCCGACACGCAGCTGGCCAAGGATCTGTCCACGCTGATCCGCCGGGGCGACCTCACCGGGGCCAGCTTTGCGTTCACCGTGAGCCCCTCGGCCGAGTCGTGGACCACCGACGAGCGCGGCCAGCCAATCCGCACGATTCGTGAGGTGCAGGAGCTCTACGACGTCTCGATCGTGGCCACGCCCGCTTACAGCGCCGCGAGCGTTGGCGTCCGTGCCCTGGAGCGGTGGAAGGCTGCCCGAGGCGTGCTCGTGCCAATGCAGTCCTACGACAGCCAGGCTGCCGGCCAGGCCCAAGGCGAGGACGAGGCCAACGAGCAGCTCGTCGGTGCCGGTCTTGTGATCTCGATCGACTACGACCAGACGTTTACCGAGGCCCCCGGCCTCTGGCTGTGCTTCATTGAAGAGGCCGTGCAGCTCGGCAACACCGTGATCATGACCACCAGGCGGGCGGACAACGATTCCAACCGGGCCGAGGTGATGTCGGCCATCGGCCCCGACTCCGACCTGGCGGCCGTCATCTTTGCTGGCCCCGATTCCAACAAGCGAGACGCGGCCCGTGCGGCTGGCTACGAAGTCGACGTGTGGATCGATGACACGCCATCGACGGTCGATGGACCCTTTCAAAGATTCCTGAGCGCCAACGCGAAGCTCGCGGCCTCGCGGGCTCTCGGTGCTCTGGCCATTGCGAGGCTAAGGCATGTCGCCGGCTAAGTGCCGCGCATGCGGCGAGAGGATGCGTGTCGATTCAAGTCGTCGGTGTGGCGATGTGCAACTCCAGTACGTGGTCTGCACGCAGTGCCAAGAGCGTCGGAAGCGGGAAGTGCCACTGGCAGAGATCTGGGCAAAGCCGAGGCGGAAATGATCAGTAGCTCACCCACCACAATCGCCAACAACCTGTACGACCTCGAGCAGAGGATCCAGGCGTTCGTCGGCGCCGCGATGTCGGCGGCCGCCAAGGGGCTGAGTGTGTCCGACTTTGCCGAGCTCTCGATCTCGCTCCTGCGGATTGTGATCGCCACTGCGGACTCGCTGCCGGCCGACAACTCCGACAAAAAGGCGTGGTGCGTTCAGGCCGTGGCCGACCTGTTCGACGCCGTTGGCGTCCTGGCAGTCCCCAAACCCTTCTTGCCGATCTGGTGGGCCATCCGCCCGGCTGTTCGGAATCTCGTTCTCCTCGCGGCCGGCGGTGCCGTCGAGGCCCTTCTCCCTCTTGTCAGGATGGCACAGGCATGACGTACATGATCATTCTTGCGGCTGCGGCCGTTGTCTGCTTCTGGCCGCAGCTGGTGGCCGAGTTTGCCAAGCTGCGGGCCAACGCCAAGGGCATCGAGCCACGCTACCTGCTGGCCGCTGCGATGGCAGCCGGCTGCCTCGTGGCTGTTGGTCTGGAGCACTTTGGCCAAGACCAGCAACCAATCCCGCCTGTCCCCCCTGCCCCGCTACTGTTTTCTCTCAAGGGCAAATTCATCGGCCCGACAGCCTCGCAGGACGCGGCCATGCTAGGCGCTCTGTGCGACGAGCTTGCCAACGTGCTCGAGTACGACTCCAGCCAGGCCGAGCCTCGGATCAAGACCGGGGCCGCGATCGAAGACCTACGCCTGGCGGCGCGCGAGGCCCGACTCCGTGGCGTCTCGCTGGGGGCCAGACAGCCCCACGCACGGGATGCGGTCAAGTTGTACTTGGACCAGGCGGCCGGCACGTCAGGCGGGCCGCTGACGCCAGAGCAGCGTGTGGCGTGGGTCTCCGCATTCAGGGACGTGGGGAGGGCTGCCACAGATGCCTCGCGATGAAAACGGCGACCTGCTGGTGTACGACCCGATGAGCTGGCGTGCCATTCTTGGCGGCATCCTTGTCGCGGTCTGCGCGTGGATGGCAACGCGTGCGCTCGTTCACGCTGAACGTGTTGTGACGGGCAACACGAACTATGGATATGTCGCAGATCCTGTCGGTACGCGACAGTTCCTCTCCGAGCTCGACCAGCCCAACTTCCGACAGGCCGGGGCCGAGGCGGTCGAGAAAGCCAAGGGAGTCGATACGTTCCTCTACCGTGCCGCCGACAAGGCCAGCCGGGCGGTCTACGGCAAGCCGTTCGCCCCTTGGAGCCAGGGCAACGCCGGAACGTGCGTCAGCTTTGGCTGGGGTATGGGAAGCTGGATCGGCCAAAGCGTGTCGTGGGCCGCCGGCGAGCTCCCTGCGCCGCCCAAGATGCCAGCCACAGAATCGATCTACGGCGGTTCTCGAACAGCGGGCAGACTGCCTCCGGTGACGTTTGCGGGCTATTCCGACGGTTCGTATGGCGGTGCAGCTGCTCGATGGGTGGCGGGACGCTGCAAGGATCCGACTATTGGCGGCATTCTCTACCGAGAGAAGTACGGTTCCATCGATCTCTCACACTACTCGATCCCGCTCTCGCGCGAGTGGGGCAACAGCGGCGTGCCGCTCGAGCTCGCCCGCCTGGCCCACCAGCACACCGCCACGGCCGTGGCCCAGATCAACGACTACGACTCGCTGGTGGCCAGCATTGAATCGGGCTATCCGGTGGCGATTTGTTCAAACGTCGGCTTTGCGGCGACCAACGTCAGGGACTCTATGGGCTACTTGCCACGCGGTGGCCAGTGGAATCATTGCATGGTTTGTATTTCGTGCCGCCACGCAAAGAACGCAGGCGGCCGCGACGGCGTGCTGGTGCTCAACAGCTGGGGCGACAAGTGGGTGGGCGGCCCCAAGTGGCCAGCCGACCAGCCTGACGGCTCGTTCTGGATCTCAAAGGCCGACGCCACCAGCATCATCGCACAGGGCGATAGCTTCGCCATCGGCTCTGTCGGTGGCTTCAAGTACCGCGACCTGCACAACGGAAACTGGATGGAGGAAAAATGAATCTCGTTCTCTTGCTCGTCTTTGGTGCGATTGCCGGCGGCGTGGCCAAGTGGCTGCTGCCCGGAAAATGTCCTG